CAGTCACATAATCCAATTCACAATGTTCAACACCATGCCATCCTGATAACTTATTCTTAACTATATTTAAATGTCTAGCAGGACTTTCTTCTTCTCCACCATCAGGATTTTTAACTGTATCTTTAGCTATAAGAATCATCAAATCTGCTTCGGCTGCCTTACCTGTACGACTACCTTCCATCATAGCTTGATTGAGATATATCTTACCCTCTGCTTCAGCAGATAACTGCGACATATAAAAGATAGCACACTCGTGTTGTTTAGCTATCTGTCTAGCATGAATAGCATTAGCTTTCAGTGCTTCATCTGTCCTTGCAAAGCCACCTGTCCTAGCAAACTTATCTCCCATGTCTAGTACAACTATGTCAGGCTTGTATGCCTTACAGATACTTTCAACCCATGCCATATCACGATTGGATGCATCTTTGATGTGTATGTTCTTCTTAACAGGCTCATACAATTCACGTGCTTTACTTGGGTCTTTCTTTATCTGATGCATTGTCATACCTGTAGCTGATGTTAGATACCTAGCACCAACCCTGTGAGCAGATTCCTCGTTACATAGTATGATACACTTAGCACCTTGATGGGCAAAACCACTAGGACTAGCAATCAATGATGCATGGAAAGATGTTTTACCTGTATTAGGTCTAGCACCTACCTCAATCAGGTGTCCTGAATTTACACCCTCTACCTTTCTAGTTAGACAAGGTATATTGAATGTCCATCTAGCTTCTAGGTCATTCCTCTCTAGTAATGTCTCAATGCTTATGTCATCCCACTCCACTTTTAAATTGGGAGTAAAATCATCAGCATATAACTCAAGAACATTTCTAAGAGGTTCAAGTGTGGATTTAGTACCATTAACATAGTCAAACCCAAGATTAGCAATGTCTTCGCCAACAACCTGTTGAAACAGTTTAGATAATACTTCCTGTGCGATATCACTACCAAGTGGCAACTCCTTCTTTACTTGTTTAAACAAACTAGAGTATGCTTGTTTCTGTGCAGTAGTCATTGATGGATTGTTAGCCATGAACAAGGCTTCTATCTCATCAGGTGTTACTGACCTTTCATATCTATCCATAGCAGTATCTATGGCAGTCTTAATCTTTCTTACGTCTTTACTGAATAGTCTATCAGGACACTTAGCACCTCTATGCTCATTGTAGAACTCCTTGTCCATCAAACTTCTTATTAATGATAATTCCATGTTGGTTACTCCTTTGGGGTTATTTCATTTAGTTTATCAAAATCTTCTGCTCTCCTGTATTTTAAATCGTCTGTTACTCTTAGCACTTTTACATCATTCACATAACCTCTCAGTTCTTTTGCAAATGCTAGTGTTTTGGGTACTGCATCAGGGTCTAGTGCTATTATAGCAGTTGAGAATTGTGAAAGGTATCTCTTATGTGATTCAGCTAATGATGTACCCAACACTGCTACCCCTGCATATACTTCACTGCCTACTGCGATAGCACTAACACAATCCTCAACAACTACTGCCACCCTACCACAACCATGAACAAAAGGCAAGTTATTTTTTCCATACCTTTTCCATTTGGGTAGTTTTTTACCTAGTGACCTGCCTGTTGCATCAACCATTTTACCATCATGCATAATAGGAAACACTATCCTATCTTCCTTTACATCATAGAATACTTCTATATTAGTTATATCAATATTCCATTGTCTACACCATGATAAAACATTTGGTCTGTTATTGTGTTGTACAACATAATCAGGTAACATAAAATCATTTATGTCATCATCTACTACACTAGGGTCAATGGCATCTCTTATATCATCCACAGATAAGTGGACACGTGCTGAACCTGATATACTACAAGATATTTTATAACAGTTCCATAGTAACTGACCCATATTATTTGTAGCAGTAAAAGTTTTATATCCATTACAGTTAGGACAGTTAAACCTTTTACTCTCGCCTACACTTAATTGTAAATCACTTACATAGTTATATATATTCATTTATAATATACCACTTATATGTTATATAGTTCTTTGTTCGGCACGTTATCTGTGCTTATATCATACTTTTTTCGTATTGTCAATGCATTTTTTGCAGAGTCCAAAGTATTTTTCATATAAGGTTTCACAGATTGTGGATTAGCATGACCTGTGACAGACATTATCTGACCCATACTTACTCCTGCTTCCACCATTTCTGTTGTACCTGTCCGTCTTAAATCAGCTATTCTTAGCTCATCAGGCAGTCCACAGAGCTTCATTGCCCTTCTAGCCACTATGGATAGCCTAGTCAATGTATAAGGCTTGTATGAGCCTCTCATAGCCTTTGGATAAGGTGCAACATATTTCTGAAAATCATATTCATCTTTCTGTTGTATAAGCATTTCAAGTAAATCATCACTTATAGGCAGATGAACTGTTGCACCTCTCTTGGATTGCTCTAAGTTGAGTACTCCTTTGTCATAATCTATGCTATCAAACTGTAGCAATCTCATATCTCCTACCCTTTGACACCATTCATATGCCATTTGTACAATTAAACCAAGACTACGATATTTAAAATCTGCATAACAGAAATCTAATAACTGCATAATCTGTTCTTTTGTCCATGTAACTTTTCTAGGCTTAGTAACTTTACACTTGAATGTAGAGAATGGATTAACTTCTGCATAACCCATCTCCATTCCAAATGAATAAACTTTCCTAGATGTAGCACATATATGATTTGCCATATAAATGCCACGATTTAGCCACACTTCATATGATTGTCTTGCAACTGCTCCTGTCAATTTATTAACTTTAGTTGTACAAATAAACTTATCATCTATTTTGGTATTCAACATGATGGATAAACAATTTGAATAATCTACTTTAGTTTTTTCCGTTAACATATTGAAATCACTAGATAAATAATACTTGTCTACTAGGCTATTTATATTCATAACTCCCACTCCACCTACTGTAATGTCCATGTTCACACTCAACTTTAGCACCTACAATACTAGCAAGTTTATGTTCCATGTCATCTAGCTTACATATCTGCTCATAGTCTAATGGACACTTGTCATCCGTAACTCCATTAATACTTCTTAATGTTTCTAAAATTTCTAAAACTTGTCTTGCTTGTTGTTGTGTTAGATTTAGTATCTTATTTATTTCTTTAAAAACTATTTTCTTTTTAGTCATACTACTACACCTCCAATGCTATGTAAATACACAATGCTATAATTAAAAGTTTACCATAGTCAAGGTCAAACTTTGTACTTTCTCCATACTTTTCTTCAAAGTGTGTTACTATTCTATGCCACATTTTATTCTCCTTTCTTTGCTTCAATATAAATTCTCATATGTGTGGATTCATCCAAGTTCTGACCCCAATAGGTAGCACCTGTACCTCTTAACTCAGGCTTGATGTGTTGTCCACGTACTCGCATCTTATATGATGTCCTGTTAAAAAACTTCTTCATTTTGTCCACAAACTCTTGACCATCTGTATCGTTAGGTATTTCACTAAAGATATAGCCTTTGCCTAGTTTATTTGTTTCTTCATAGTATGCTTTTTTCCAAAACTCTTTATACTTAACCTCTTGCTCATACTTTTCTTTCCATACATCAGAAGTTTCACTATCGTTAACAGATGATATAAAGTTAGCTTCTGCTAATTTCTTCCAATGGTTAACTTGTTTCTCTAACTTTTTACAGTTATCCCACATTACTTCATAGGATTCTTTAGGCACTACAGTTTCATCATGCTCAAGTTGTTGGACAAGACGTTGGTTTTCTAACTCAAGTTCTTTAACCTTACCCTCTTGTGTGTCTATTCTAACATCATCATCACATATCTTTCTAAATGCTCTTAGAACATGGGTAAATTCCATCTCTGATATAGCGATTGCTCCTTGTGATTGTGAATAATACTCTGATTCATCTAGTGAATACATATCACAAGCTAATTTACCTGTATCATTTAATGCACCTAGTACATTTATTAATTGTTTTACTTTCATGTTTCATCTCTTTCATTAGTTATTAATTTAAGTACGTCATCTAGTTGTTTAACTACTTTCTTATTGCCTTTGGCTACTGCATCAGCAATCATTTTTTGTATAACCTCTACAGTTATGTCTAAATACAACCTATCGTAACCACGTTTTGTGTTAGATAGATTAGTAGATAGTTGGTCACGTTGTATTGTCATTTTATAACTCCTGTGTCCAATAATCATATAATTCATTTACTGTTTTATCATCTGCTTTTTCAATCCATTTCCAAGAATTGCCATGTTGTTTCTCTTGTGCAATAATAAATTTTATTTTATCTTGTCTTGTCATTTCTTACTCCTTTCTATATCCCATCTATAAAATATGTGGTCATCTATTCTTGTTACATACGTTTTAGTTTCTGCCCAACTAGGCTTAACATAGTGAGCATGGTAATGTGTAGCACCCTCAACAAAGTCATCTAGG